CATCTCTACCTCACTGAGTCAAGTCCCAGAACGACAGCGAGCCCACGCCACTGCCCTTGGTTGCGCCGTCTACAGTACGGACAGCAACGGTGTAGATGTCGCTTGTTCCCGCGAGAGAAGTGCCAAGCTGCAAGTCCCAGTTGTAACCTGTAGGAGCGGCTAGGCCTTGCGTGCCGCCACTGCCCGTGGAGGTCACGTAGTCAGTCTGAACAATACTGCCGACAGCCGATATAGCCGTTGCCGCCACATCAAAGTCAACGTTGCTGTCTGTTGGAACCGTTGCCGCCCACGTAGCGCCCGTCAGCGTGGGGTTCTTGAGCAACACTACCTCGTAGTTCTGGCTAGTCAGCGGCAAGAACTGAACACGGTTGGGCAGCACTACCGCCCCGGTACGCCCAGAAGCCAAACGGATAGACACAACAGGGTAGAACGTGGCAGCGGTGTCTATATTGGTCAACACCGTTGTGCGTCTTGCTACATGGTCAATCGACGCTTGCTCATAGCCACCTTCGGACACCACAGAGCAGCAGATCGCCTTCATGGATGCAGCAAGCGCAACCGAAGAACTAATCTCGTAGCGCACCGGCAGGATCGCCGTCGTCATGTAAACGCGGGTGATCTCGTTGGCGTTGTGGAAGGTGTGGCAAACGATGTACTCACCGTTGATGATGAAGCCGCACCGCACGGAACCCACGCCCAGCCATTCAAAGTCAATCCACAGGATCTGCGCCTTTGACGGGTCCAACGTGTAGCCGCTCAGCCCGGTGCCGTCCAGCTTGTCGCCGTTCCAACTCGACTGCGGCACAGAGCGCACATCACTGGGCGTGCCGGGGGTGGGCAGGGAGCTAGACCGCAGAACGAAGGAGTAGACCCCGTCCACTCGCTGGAAGAACACCCCGTTGCCAGTGTTGTAGTAGCCAACCCGCTGCGTCAGACTGGTGCTTGCATTGCTGTCCATCACAAATGTGGCGAGGACAAGCAGGCCCTTCCCGGGTTGATAGGGGAACGAACGGTAGCTTTGACGGATGACGGAGCCTGCACCACTGGAAGTGACCGACATTTGGACCGCCGCTTCGTTGGGCAGGAAAGCCGTTGCACCCGTGCCCGTCTTTGCAACATCAAACTGATTGTCTTCGGCGTAGCGGTTTTGACTGTCGAAGAGCGTGTAGGGTGCGCTGGTGCGCAGACGGCCAAACGCATCGACGTTGGTGCCGCCGATTGATACCGGGACAGTTGTTGCAGATCCGTCCACGATGCGCTCCAGAAGATTGTCCAGTTGGTTGAAATAGATCCGCAGGATGCTCAGCAGCTTGTCGAAGTACTGCGGATCGTAGGTGCGCGTGGGGAGCGGCAGGGCCGGAGCCCTGAACCGCTTGATGATGTTGGCCCAGATTGTCATGACTTGCGCCCATCAGGACGAAGATCGATCCGGAACTTGCCCAACTGCCACTGGACACCCAGACCAGTAGACTTCGCACGCACCGCCATCTGGCGCCCACGCACACGGATGTAGAGATTGCCGTCGTAAGGCGTGACCGTACCCGAAAACCGTTCCACGCTTACCGTGGGGTCGCGCTGCACGGTACGTTCACTCTCAAGCGCCACGGACATGTTGGCGCTCTCAGAAACATTGGTCACACCGCGCGTGTACCCTGAGCCAGAGTTTTGCAGAGGCAGCAAAGACATGGTTAGCGACTGGTTTTCAACCGCTGCGGTAGAGCCTGCGAAGGTCACATCAGGCAGCATCCGCGTGACAAACCCGAAGTTGTGGCCGTCATCAATGTCGAACTCCGACGAGATGATGTACGCCTCGATGGGCTGAAATGTGCCAGTAGCCCCATCATCACAACCGCTCTCATGGTACAGAAGCTGGCTGTTGTAGTCCGCCGCAACCGGGATGTTGGAAAACACGCTGGCATCGTTCCATGCCGTCCGACCCATACTGCCGTAGTACCACACCTTGTCGGCGTAGTTGTAAACGACATAACGATCTATGACGGTGGAGTTCGCGGAGCAGTAGAACCACCACACTTCGCTGAACTGCTCCACGGTGGAGGCAAAGATCTGCAGGTTCTGGTTGGTGTTCAGATCATCAAAGATGAATTTTCGGATATCGCAGTTGAGCGTGGCCGTCCGTCCATCAAAGACGTAAAACTTCTCGTCGCCCATCCAGTACACAACGCCCGCCGCCACAGCCCAGGCGCGATCAGAGACGATGGTGATGTTGTCAGCCAGGATCTGCGAGCCCCACACAATAGGCGGGCCGAGGTACTGCAGCGAGTACAGCGCCGTGTCAGTCCAGACCAAGATCTCCTGCCGGGTCTGCGCTACAGCCTGAATCTCAGAGCCCCGGGACAGCGTCAGGCTTCCAGCCTGAGTAGTCGCAGAAGGCGACCAGTTGGCGGCTGACTCTTGATCCGACCACCGGATCAGCATGGGGTTGAGCGCGGACGAGCCGTAGTCCGTCGTGCCAAAGGCCAGAACGAAGCGCGAAGCATCCGAGACGAGGCGGAACAGCGCCGCAGAAGGCGTGTCGCTGGCACCGGTCAACGTGGATATGTTCACGCCTCGGGTTGTCAATGCCGTTGCTGGAGAAGAATTCCAGTAGTAGATCCCGCCGCCCTTGGGGCCATAGATCAGATCTGCACCGAAGTTGGCATGGTTCCACAGGCCGATCTGCTCCGGCACGAACGGGTCAGGGTCGCCACCCCAGCCGCCGCTACCCCACAAACCAAAGCCCCAGCCCTCTGTGTCGCTGGGCGGGGGGTACTGGATGGCCGTGCCGATGTTGGGCTGGTACTGCGCCTGGACCGTCGTGCCGCCGCCAGGAGAACCCGAAACGTCCGCTGCAGTGGCAAGCACAGGCAGCCCCGTGGTGGGATCTCGGGCGTTGAAGGTATAGCTGTTTGCGTCGATGACCGTAGCTACTTGGTACTCAAGCTCCAGCACAGCCTGGGTCATGTTGCCGCCAAGGCCCGTGACGTTGTCGAACTGCACGTAGTCACCGACAAGACGCCCGTGCGCAGTGTGCGCGACGGTGATAGAAGCCGCTGTGAGAGGAGCGATTGGAGTTGTCGTAGCTGTGAACGGATTGCTCAGCGTGTAGACATCAATCGGCGTGATGTCGTTGTACACCCCGTAGTACACGTAGTATTTGAGGTTCGTGCCGATGCCGAGGTAGACACTCCAGGGCCACAGGGCGCGGCAGATGCCGAGGAAGCTCCCGGCGTTGCTGTTGACCTGCTTCCAGCCGCCGATCTTCTCAGGCTGACCCATCCGGAAACGGATCTTGTCGCACTCATACCAGCCGTTCTCGGCTGCGTAGCGAGTGTTCTCCCGGAAGATCCCGGGGCGAAGTTGGAGTGTCTTCAGCGGCATGTGCTTACCTCAAGAACAGCGCACGCTCATCTCTGCGCCGCTTGACAAGACCCGGGAGTTCCTTGCCGCCAGCCTTGGTCCATTGCATGAACGCATCTGCGGCCCCCTCGATGTCATCGCGGTTGGCCTTCATCCTGATCTGGCTGCGCTGCAGGTTGCCTAGCCCTGCGTTGTACGCAAAAGAGACCAGAGCGTCGAAGCGCCCTTGATGACCAGCACAGCCGGGAACCAGACGAAGAACACCTCGTTCAAAAGCAGCGACGTCCACCGCGAATAGTCTCTCGATCTCTTCCTTGGACCAGACACGGTTGTGCTCCGGACGTAGCGGGTAGTTCATGCGGATGAACCCAGTGTAGCCCTCTTTGCGAGTCATAGGCAGTTGGATCTGGTCCTGATACAGAACATGCCCGTACCCGATAGTCCAGATGTGCGCAGGACACAAGTATGGCCGGGTTCTGTAACCCTCGTACCTGTGCATCAGCGCGGCCCCCTCGGGGCTGAGCTTCACTTCTTGCTCCACTGCCTACTGCCGAACCAGAACCCAATGATTCCGCCCAGCATGGCCATTTCGTCTTCGCTGAAGATCACCGCCGTAATCTTGACCAGATCATCCACAGACAGGATCAGGCCCGGGTGTTTCCAGACATACAACGTCAAGGCCGCATTGATCAGCACCAACTCGATGATGAAAATATAGGTCACCGTCGGGCGCACCGTGCCGACGTAATTTGCAACCCAGCGGCTGGCCTTCTCCAGCACCTTCTCATCATGCTTGAGCGCAGCCTCGGTCATCTGCGCCTCGGTCTGCATCGCAACCTGTTCGACGCGGATCTCCTCCATCTTGGCCTGGGAGGCGTACCCCTGGGCCGCAAGCTGGAGTTCACGCTCGGTCTGAAGCCGTGCCAGGGCAATCTCGTGCTTCTGGTCGCTCTTGTTCTGGAAGAACTCCAGCAGCTTGGGCAGGCCGCTGATCAGCAGACCACCGAGGGTAGAAAGCAGAGAGAGCATGTTTACCCCTTGGTGGAGATGACATCATCACCGCGCTGGACGGTGACCTTGTCGCCTTCGACACTGACCTTCATGGACGCTTCCTGACGCTCAGGCTTGTCCAGGCGCCCGATCAACTCCTTGATGATCGTGATCTCGGGCTTCTCTTCCTTCTTGGTCTCGTTGACGATGCCGTTGACCATCTGGATCAGAGCCATCGTGGCGGTTGCCACCAGACCAATGACAGCAGGAAGCGCTTCGGTGTTCAGGAAAGCCGACGACACAACACCCACTAGCACCAGCAGGAAGATCCAGACGATGGCCGTCTTGCCGATGGCCTTGGCAGCGACTTCCTTGGCGGTGGCCTGAGCCTCCAGCCGCTTGAGTTCAACTGCGGCCTGGGCCTTCAGGGTGTTCAGGTCAATCGGTTCCATGATGACTCCGTCACTCGTACATGATGTTGATCTGACCTGCGTCGAAGGTGTCAGTACCGTTGACCGTAGTTACGCGGATTCGATCTAACGTGGCGGATAGCGGTTTTGTGCCAGCCGCGAGGAGTAGGCCAGCAGAAGTGTATCCAACCCCAGACATTGTCCATTTATTTCCGGTCATATTACAGAATACGTACTGTCCTTCTCGTACATACGATGCCGATGCACTCGAAGTGTCTGCGATCAAAAAACCGTTACTATTTCCGGTTGCAAGTGTGGCAAAACCACCTCCACCTTCATAACCGGAAGTTTCATACCCGGAAGATGTACCAAGTTGAAAAATAATCTGCGATGATCCGTTGGTACTGACACCATTGAACATCACGGTAATACGCTTAGCCCATGACGGAATACCCGTGAAATCAACAACAGTACCGCTGGTGCTGTTCTGCACAGTGCCTTGAACTAGGGAACCCCCACGCAGGCTCGCCGGGGTGACAGCCCTCGTAGTATCCGTACCCGTTTGAACCTCAGCACTGGTGGCAAGTTCGACAACTCCGCTGACAGTGTCTGTCGCGGCAGTCAGCGTGCTGACTGCAACGCTCTGCCATGTCGTTCCGTTTGAACTCAGGACGTTCCCCGCAGTGCCGGGAGACGACAGCCCCGTGCCGCCAGATACAGCAGGAAGCGTGGCCACCCACGAAGGAATGCCCGCAGCGACCGTCAGGACAGCGTCGGTTGCGCCCACCGTCAGCTTGCTGATCGCAGTGGTGCTGGAGGCGTAGAGAAGATCTCCAACCGCGAAGCTGGACTGCCCAGTACCACCAGAGGTTGCAGGCAAAGCCGTCCCGAGGGACATGGACGCCGCGTAGGTGAACGTGGGTGCTACATCAGTGCCCGCAGCATTGATCCGCAGCGTCATGGACGCGCCAGCAGGAACAGCAACACCGGGTTGCCCCGAGACCTTGACGGTAGCGATCTGCCCGCAGTTGTTGGTGACGAAGTAGAGCTTGCGGTTGGTAGGGACGATGACATCCCGGGCAACACCGGGCGTGCCGGTGATGTTCAGGAACATGTTTCGCGCGGAGTTGGTCCCGGCGCTGCCGTCCACAATGGTCAGCGTGACATTGCCCAATGTCACGTCCGCAGTCGCCAGCCCTGCGATTGCCTGATCGGTCAGGTCGATCATCCCGCTGCTGACTGTCGTGCCCCAGCCCGTATCGTTGAGGCTGGGATTAGAAAGCCGCAGGTTGGTCGTGTAATTGGTTCCTGGCATGGGTTACCTCAAGCAAAGCGCAGCAGCGCCGTCGTTGCAGTTGCTGCGGGCATCTGAATCGTGAACGTGCCCGACGCCGTCTTGTCAGCACCAAAGTCCAACACAGCGATGGCGCGGTTGGCCTCGGATGAGTTGTAGATCAACCCGCCACGGCAGGTGAAAGACGCGCCTGACCAAACAGGGTTGTTGAACGTTACGTAGGCAGTGGTGCCGGAGAGCAAGACCTGGACACCAGTGATCGGGATCCCGCCCGGGAGGTAGCCTGCACCAACAACTTCGCCTGTTTGTGTGTAAACAGTCGTGGCCTGACTCAGGTCTGCTGACGCGGTGTAGAGTGCCAGCTTCAGCGTGTCGGTGTCCAGATCATGGATACCTAGCCAAGACTCCTGCTTGAACGAGGAGCACATTCCCTGGAGGATTGCCATGTCACTTCACCGGGTTTCTGACTTGACCGCTGCGGTAGGCGTCTGTACGGTTCTTGCCGTCGCCCAGGTTCTTCAGCAGCAGGATCGAATCGTTGAACTGGCTGACATA